ATGGTCCACTTGTGGACCTATCCTCCGGTCATGAGCCAAAAACCATCCACATCTGGCACCACCACCTGCGCCAACGACTGGCACAGGGCCGAGATTGTCTGCGCGCTGCGTCTGCGCGGCTGGAGCTTGCGCAGGTTGTCGGCCGAGCAAGGGTACAAACCCGGCGTCCTTAAGGGGGCACTCGACCGCCCGTGGCCGAAAGGGCAGCAGATCATCGCCGAAGCCCTCGGCGTCGATCCGGCGTCGATCTGGCCAAGCAGGTATTCAACTGCGTCGGGACAGAGCGGCCTAGGGGTGCGTCTCAAGACGGCCATTGCACAGCTTGGCATGACCAGAATCGAGTTTGCGGACCGCACGGCCATCCCCATTCGGACCCTGGCTAGTTATATCGCCGGGAGAAGGAAACCTGGGGCCGACGCCTTGGCCTCTATTGCAGCCCAAGGCGTCAACCTCAACTGGCTACTCACGGGTGCAGGGCCAATGTGGCAGGACGAGGGGCGGAAATGACACCCGTCGAATGGTTCAGCCTGGCAGAAATCGCCGCAGCCGCCGGGGTATCAAAGCAGGCGGTAGCCAGGAGGGCGAGGGATTGGCCCTCCAGGGAAGTCCGCATGAATGGCGGCATCGCTAAGCAGTACAACATCGAATCGATAGCCTCGGGGGGGTATTCCTCCGCGTTGAAACAGTTGCTCCCTGCCGCCCCAACGCCCCCATCCCCAGAAAACCCCACCCCCGACAGCGAACGCTCTTCCCACCTTTGGCGGTGGGCGTGGACCAAATCGCAAAAACACCGCGACATCGGCCAGAACAAAGCGATGTGCCTTTTTAAATTGCGCGACCTGCTCGACGCGAAAATTCCCGTGCGCGAGGCGCTGGAAACAGTGGCCCAGGAATGGGCCATACCTGCCGCCACGATACGCGGTTGGTATTACGGCACCAGCCAACACCCAGGAGTGCGCGAGCACCCCAAAAGCGATTGGGCGGCGCTGATGATCCCCGGCTGGAGCGTGCAGCACGAGCGTAAAGAAATTCCCCCGGCTGCGTGGGATTACTTTCTGGCCCTGTATTTAACCCACGACGGGGACACCGTCGCCGAATGTTACCGCCGCACGGACGAAGCGGCCAAGCAGCACGGGTGGGGCGACTTGCCCGCGCTGCGCACCTTTCACAAACGGGTGCAGAGCGACATTAAGGAGTCCACCCGTGTGTATTGGCGGGAGGGCGAGGTGGCGTTGGCTCTCCTGTATCCCCCGCAGAAGCGGGATCGGTCGATGTACGCAGCGGGCGAGGCGGTGGTGGGCGACGGGCTGAAGTTCGACAAGCTGTGGGTGAAGTGGCCCGACGGCGAGGTGCTGAACACCAGCACCGGTTGGTTCTGGGCCGATCTGCGCAGCAACAAGATTCTGGCCTACCGGCTGGCCAAAACCGAAAACACCGATCTTTTCCGCCTGGCCACCTACGACCTGACCGCCATTTGCACCCCTACCGATGCGTGGATCGACAACACCGTGGTCGCCGCCAACAAGGCGATGACCGGGCGGTCGGGCAACCGCCACCGCTTTAAAAACAGGGAAGACGACCCCCTGGGGTTGCTGCAACTGGTGGGGATTACCCCCCGTTTTACGTTGCCCGATATGACCAAATCGAACCCCGGCGCCAAACCGATTGAACGCAGTTTCGGTATTGGCGGATTGCACGATCTGGTGGCCAAACACCCACAATTTTTAGACCGGGGCTTCAGCAAAGCCACCGCTATTCCCTACGCAGAATTCGCGCAGGTGGTGGCGCAAGAAGTGGTGCGTTTTAACGCCCGGCCCAACCGGCGTACCGACATTTGCGCCGGGGTGAAGAGCTACGACGAAGCCTTTGCCGAAAGTTTCAAGGACGCGACCGTCCGTGTGCTGACCTTGGAGCAGCGGGAAATGTTGCTGCTGATGCCCGAGGTGGTGACCGCCAGCCGGGAGCGGGGGGAGATCAAGCTGCAAGCGGGCAAGGGGCCCCACGGCGCCCATCGCTATTGGAACGAAGCCATGGCCGACCGCAAGGGGCAGAAGGTGGTGGCGTACTACGACCCCGCCGATCTGCTGGCAGCAGTCACGGTGACCACCTTGGACGGCCAGGTGATCGGCAAAGTGCAGCACTACGCCGGGGTGGGCTTCGGCGATACCGAGGCAGGGCGGGAGTGGGCCAAGAACAAAGCCCGCAGCCAGAAAGCCCAGAAGGTTGCGGCCCAGGCCGACAAACGGATGGGCGCCCTGGAGGCGGCAGCCTTAACGCCCGCCCCCAACACCCCTGCGTCCATCCCAGCCCCCGGCTTGGTCGCCCCCAATTTTGGGCAGCCGCTCAAGCGGGTGGCGAACGGGGATGTCGTCGGCCCCTCGTCTGACCCCCAGCGGCAGCGAATCTTCCAAGAAAACGTCAACAGGATGCTGGATCGGCACCTCGCCAAAACAGCACCTCTCAAGACCCGTTCAACGGGCGCCAACCAATAACAAAGGAGATTCGTCATGACGGCCAAACGTGAGGTGGATCAAGAGCAGGTGAGGCAACAGGTCAAGCAGGTGATGACCGAGGACGAGCTGACCGGGGCCGAAGTAGCCCGTCAGTCCGGGGTGTCGATGTCCCGGCTGTCGCCCTGGCTGGCCGAGAAATACACGGGCGACGGCGCCAAGGTGGCTCGGGAGGTGGGGCGCTGGCTGGCACTGTACCACCTGCGCAAAGAGGACTCCTCCGGGATGCCTCCCGACCCCGAATGGGCTGCCACCCCCACCGCCGGTCAGATTCTGGCCGCCCTTGGGTACGCCCAGCTGGCTGGCGACATCGCCCTGATCTACGGGGGAGCCGGGTGCAGCAAGACCGCCACCGGCCTGCATTACGCCGAGACCCGCCCCAATGTGTGGTTTTGCACCGCCAACCCCACCACCGAGACCCCGATGCCGATCTTGGCCGAGATCGCCGCCGCCGTCGGCATCCAGCCTGGCAGCAGCGCAGCGGCGACGATGCGCGACCTCGTCAAGGCGATGCGGGGCAAGGGTGGGATGCTGATCCTCGACGAGGCGCAAAACCTCGGGGTCAAGGCGCTGGACGCCGTGCGGGCGATCCACGACGCCACCGAGGTGGGGTTGGCGCTCCTGGGCAATGAAGAGGTGTACACCCGCATGACCGGCGGCAGCGGCAGCCGGGCCGCCTACCTCGACCGTCTGTTCAGCCGGGTCGGCAAGCGGCTCAAGGTGAGCCTGCCCCAAGCCGCCGACGTGGAGGCCTACGCAGGCGCCTGGAAGGCGTTCGACGCCGACAGCCTCGCCCTGCTGCGCTCCATCGCCAGCAAGCCGGGGGCGCTGCGCATGGTGCGCAAGACCATCCGTTTGGCGGCGATCAGCTCTCCCGGCGGTCTGCACGGGGTGGGGGCCGCCGAGATTCGCGCCACCTGGGGCGAATTGTGGGGAGGTGCGTGATGCCTGGATCGATCAGCCGCGCAAACGACATTAAAACGCCTTTCAACGGCTGGATTCCGGTTATCCAGAATCTGCCCCCCCGACAGGTGGATGTGCTCGTCTGGTTCGATGCGGGGCTGCCCGACGGCGGATGGGTCGAGACGGCCTGTCTCGACCGACACGACCGGTGGCGTCTGACCGGCGGCGACTCGACGCACACCCCCATGTATTGGATGCCGCTCCCCCCACCCCCGCCGGGCGCCCCATGCGCCTGACCTGCCCCTGTTGCGGCGCCTGTGCCTCGCTGGAGGGGTGGACGCTCGATTCCCAGGCGCGGGGGTTGGTGGCGGCGGTGGTGAAGGCCGACCTGGGTGAGGGGGTGCTGGATTACCTGGCCCTGTTCCGCGATCCGAAGGGGGCAGGGCTCGATTTTGCCGAGGCCACGAAACGGATCGATGCCCTGGCGGCGGTTAAAAACCAGGGGCAAATCCCCCGCGAAAGCGGCCCGGTGCCCATCACCGGGGCGCTGATCGTGCGGGGGATGGCCGAGGTGGTGGCCCAAGCCCGCAAGCCGGGGGCAAAGGTGATGCGCCCCCTAAAAACCCACAGCTACCTGTGGGGTGTCGTGGCCAATCTGGCCGAACAAGAGTCCGCCGCCGAGGAGGAGCGCCAAGAGGAGGCCCGGCGCAACCCCTACCGGCAACCCCGCGCCAGCCAACGGCCACAGGTGGCCGACCGGCTGTCGGAGCAGGAGTTGGTCGGCGGGTTCGCGGCGGTGCGGCAGATGCTGCAAACCGGCCTTAAAGGGGGATCGAACGATGTTTGAAGTCGTGTTATTCGCTGTCGGGGTGGCGCTGTTGGTGGCCACCCTGCGGTTGCTCCAGAGCGCCCGGCGTCACCGACGTCACCGGCGCCATACCCGAGCGGTGTCCCAACAGGGGTATCGCTGGATCGCCTACACCGGCGCCCTGCGCCGGGATTAACCCAGGAGGCCACCATGCCCCCCCGTAGCCCTACCCGCATCAAAGCCCCCGCCGTGGCGGTGACCGTCCCGGCCAATCGGGACCAAGCCGCCGCCGCTGTGCGGCAGATTGGCGACCTCAACCGTGAGCAGATGCGGTTGCAGGCGCAGCTCAACGACCAGATCGCCGCCTTGACCCAGCAGTATCAGCCCCAGCTCGACGCCTTGGGGGAGGAGGTGGCCGCCCTGCAAAAGGGGGTGCAGACCTGGGCCGAGGCCCACCGCGACGAGCTGACCCGCAACGGCAAGAGCAAAACCGCCAACTTGGTGACCGGCGAAATCGCCTGGCGTCAGCGCCCCCCTTCGTGCCGCATCACCGGGGCCGACGCCGTGGTGGAAACCCTGGAGCGGCTGGGTTTGGGGCGTTTTGTGCGCACCAAAAGCGAACCGAACAAAGAGGCGATTCTGAACGAACCCGAGGCGGTGGCCGGGGTGGCGGGCATCAAGATCGTCACCGGGGTGGAGGACTTCGTGATCATCCCCTTCGAGGCCGAGGCCGCGTAACGCCCCCAGCGCGGGGGGTCCTTGGCTCCTAGGGGGGGCCAGGAATGGCCGCGCCCCGTCCAGCGGGCGGTGATGGGATCGAAACAACACCCGCAGCAGGGGGCGCTCCTCCTTTCGCGAGCCTCTGCCGCTGGCCACGTAATGGCCCCCCCTGTGGGGGGAAGCGAAACCCCCTCCGCCGCCCAGGCGGGGGGTGGTCATCCGGCGGTGGTGCGCCGGGTCCGACGAGCAGCCGAATGACATCAACGTGTAGGAGCGCCGCCTCGGCGCGATTGCTTGGTAGCCCGGAGGGCGCGGCGATGAAGCGCTCACCGGAGAAGGAGAAAAACGATGATCGCTGTTGCTTTTGTGGCCGGGATCACCCTGGGCAGTTTGGGCGTTGTCTTGGCCTTGGCCCTGGTGCGTAGGCCCAAGCACGACGCAGACCACCGTTGCGCCGAGTGCCGGGGGGCGAGGCATGGCTGACAACAATCCGCATGAGGCGGCGCTGGCGCTGGCCAGGGCATCATGACCGCCGACACCATCACCCGCCCCCTGCTGGCCAGGATCCACATCGGCAAAAAAGAGCTGGGGTGGGACGACGACACCTACCGCGACGCCCTGCACAAGGTGGCCGGGGTGCGCAGCGCCAAACACTTGACGATCATCGGCGCCGCCCAGGTGCTGGTCTACATGGAGCGCTGCGGCCTACCGCCCCACCAGACCAACCCGCACCGGGCCGCCAAGCCCGACCCCGCTCGCGCCCGGCAGCGGCCGATCGACAAAATCGAGGCGCAGTTGACCAGCCTGGGGTATGGCTGGCCCTACGCCCACGGCATGGCCAAGAAGATGTTCGGGGTCGAACGGGTGCAGTGGTGTACACCGGATCAACTGCGCCGGATTGTCGCAGCATTGGTGTACCACCAGCGCCGCAAGGGGGTTGCCTTGGGCCCCAAGGATCGAAAAACAGAAGGGACGCAGCCGTGAACGTCGCGCGCACACACGACTTCGCCCTCATCCTGCGCGAGAGCAATGCCCTACCGGACTCGGCTCAGGCTCTGGTCGAGGGGCTGGGTTGGTCCGACGCCGAACGGGTCATCCGCCTCTTGGGCGGCACTGAAATTTACGTTCCGGCCCGCCGCCCAGCCCCAGATCACTGGCTCAGCGTCGCCGTGGGGCACGACGTGGCCCAAAAACTGGCGCACCTCGCAGGCGGAGAGGCTCGGTTCCCCATCCCCCGTTGCCACGCCGCCCTGCTCGCCGCCCGCGACGCGCAAATCCGCGCTGCGGTGGGCGAGATCAACCGCGACCTGGCCCTGCGGTATGGGCTGACCGAGCGGAGGATCCGCGAAATCCGCAACCGAGGCACACCCCGACAGGTCGTGGCGCCTAGGTTGTGG